GAAGGGTGCATAACTATTGCATCTGGTGTTAAGAAGCTATCTTTTTGGATTTCAGTGATTGCTTCATAAATTTGTCCGATTCTCTTTAAGTTTCCAGAGAAACTAGAAAAATCGAAGGTATTTATTCCACTAACATTTAATAATCCAGTTAAATTGCTTCCAGAACCAGAACCAGCAAGAAGCTGGTCAGTTACAGCTAGTTGAACCATTGTTTGTAATCTTGAATCAAGATAACCCTGTACTGCTGAAACATCAGCAAGTAACTCTTCAGTAACTGGTAAGAATGAACCAATTTTTCTAATGTTCTCTGTTTTTTCAGTAAATGCTAATGCATTTTCTCCAAGAGCTGAACCTTCAGCTGTTGGTGCAGAGTTGTTAGTAAATGTGGTCTCTTCTAGGTACTTGTATTGAAACTGGTCAGTATTGATTGTATCAATTAAGTCCAAAATAGTATTTGGATTTCTGATTGCAGTTGGCACTACTAAGTCCGACCTTGTTACTGCTGGTGGGTATCCAGATTCAGTAAGAGTTGTTTTAAACTCATACTTCGGATTCCACTTTAACTCAGATGTGATGTTCTTGAGACCAGACTCCATGTAACCTTTGTAGGCACTTGACTCTGTTAATTGTTCTCCGACAGTTTTGTATGATTCTTGAGCTTCTACTGCTTCAGTATGTATTGCCTTTGGCTCTACTGCTTTACCAGCTTCTAGCTCATCTTCCATAGCTTTTCTCTCGGCTTCAATTTGTGTGGCTTCTTTTACTTGTTCAACAAGTTCTGCCATCTTCTCATTTCTCTTAGCCCACTCTTCTTTTTTCTCAGAATCGAAATCTACTGCTTCAAATTCTTTGTACTCATTAAGAGTGTTCTCTCTGAGTTCATGGAGTTCCTTCTTTAGCTCATCTAATTTTGGCATAAAGTATTTCTCCTATATTTCTGGGTCATAGCTTTCAGCTAAAACCCTATTTGTTTCCAACAATAATGTCGTGTCATCAATTTCATCTTCTTCATCAACTTTAAGTTCATCTGGAGCTCCCACATCAATGTAGGTACTCAAGTCTTGATATGCTTCTTGCAAAGCATCTTGAAGTTCCATAAGTAGATTTGTTGAATTATCCGACAATGTTTTTTCTTTTTTGAGTCTCAAAGCTGTTAGCTCTTTGAACCTCTTTAGAAGAGCAGACAAATTAGTAAGTAATTGGTCTGTCTCATTTGTTAAAGTTAAACCAGAAGTATCTTCTGACTTTTCTTTGACACCTACTGTGTATGTGTTTTGGTTAGCTCCCACGAGAACTGGGCTAACTTCCCATACTTTTAATTCATTTAGAAATCTTGCTTCTGTGTCCATACCATCTTTAGTAAAAGTACCATTCTCACTATCAACAACTTCATATCCGAATGACCATTGTTGTAGGTCTCCCATTGCTTTGACTGTTTCAAATGCATCACGACCATCTTGAGTATCCATGATGAACTGTCCTTTGAACTTTGCTTTTTCTCCATCTTGAACTATCTCTCCACGACCTATTGGTTTTTTCCAATCGTGAGCCCATACCATTGCAACACCAGCATCTCCATAGCCAGACTTTATTGAGTTTGGCATCACAACATCGCCATCTGAATCTATTTCATTGAATACTGAGAATACAGCTTCTACCTTACCTTCTACTTCACTAGTAGTGGTTATGTCTATTGTTTTAGACTCCCATTTTTCTCTATCCATTTTTATATCCTTCTCTCGTGATAAATTAAAGTACACCGACAGTTTATCACTTCTCCTGCTAAAGCACCATACTTTGAGTCAGAAGGATAATCCATTCGGCTACCTCCTATGATAAACTGTTCTTCTTGATTTATCTCAGTTCCATCAGCAATAATGTGTGAGTCTCTTACATTACCATCTCGTACTGTAAGCCACTCTTTTGTGAGTATCAATCCAGTTTGTGTTGCAGATTGACTCATAGCAAAGTTTGATAGTGCAGAACCTTCTGTTCTTGCAATACCCATAGCTCTACCTAAGTTCTTTTTACCAATGACATTAGAGATACTTCTTCTGATATAATCTTCTGCTTTTTTACCAGTAAGACCTAAATCAGCTACTTCATCAAAACTTTTACGCAAAGCTCTGTTTAGATTATCTTTAGCAGTCTTGCTCATATCTGGTAAGAATGTATCAAGTCTGTTTTGCACAAATGCTTTTGCTTCTCTATCAAATGCTGTTCTGTTTACTGGTAGTCTAGCTCCACCTCTTCTTCTTGGATAAAAACCATCTTCTACTATTTCTTTTCTAGGTTTTCTTCTTCTTGCTCTTGCAATGCGTTCTTGTTCTGCTGGTGTATAAACAGTGTTGTCTTTTTCATCTGGTAAGAGATAATCAGTTTGGAAGAATGCAAAGTCCAGACACATAGATTCATATACAGCTTCCAAATCTTCCTTCCACTGTGTAGTTGTTAAATCTATTTGATTATTTACTAATGCTTGTATTCCAACTATTGTTGGTGGATTTTCTGCAAGAAACTTGTTTATTGTTTTTCTTTGACTATCAAGTAATCCAAAGTATTGTCTAGCTAATGCGAAATCCCAATCTCCAATCAGCTTCTCATAACTTGATTGCACTTCATCTCTTGATTGTTTTGTTCTAAATCTATTTAATCTAACTGTCCACTCAGCGTTTCTGAGTAGCTCTCTTCTCTTTACTAACTCTTGTGCTGATTCAAATGCTTTTTCATCTCTGATTCGATTGACTTGTCTCTCTGCCCACTTTTGAGCTCTCATACGATTACTTCTATCTAAGTCTCCACCCCAAAGTAACCAAGCTACTTGACCAGCTGTCATTCTTCCTTCTCCACGCAGATACTCATTTGCTCTTGGAGAATCTAAATCAGATACATGTCTTTTGAACCATGCATTCATTCTGATTACTTTATCTTCAGATATTTGACCATCTTTCATTAGTCTGGCTTCTCTCTTAGTTCTATCAACTAAACCATCTCCAGCAAATTCCAGATTATCTAATCCACGCTGTGCATTCTTCCGAATGAACTCTGGAACAGTACCAACTTGTTTTCCTTCATAGGATTTGGAACTCAATGGGTGGTTGCTTGGAAGCAAATCCCTATCGTAAGGTGTCCTTCTGAACTTACCATTGCGTAATGCATACAATAGTCCATTGACTCTTGCTAATGCCCACTGGTCTGCTGAGCGAACATTACCCCTTACTGATGATGGATTTGTTCTGTATGCTCCAATTCCTCTTCTAAAACATGCTTCCAGCATTCTGAAGGTTGCACGATAGCGTGGATTGTCTGCGTTATGTTCTTCTACCTTGTCTCTAAGTATTCGCTCAATTCGAGCAGAAACTTGCTTGTTTTCTTCAATCCTAAAATCAGCAATTTTTCTAAGTCTGCCAACTTCAATTTCAACATCTCTATCAGTTTCACTATGACCTCCATCTTCTAATATTGCCCATACTCTTATGTTTGCTGTCTCATCTTCTCTGTTGAGACTTTTTATAATCCCATGTGCGATGCTTGGTTCTTGTGGTGGTTTTGGTATTGACCAACTTACAGCATCATCAATAGATAGTTCATCAATACGAGCCATCTGATTCTATCTGTCCAGTTCTTTGCAAGTATTCATTATGAGTTGAACAAGGCATATATATTGTTCTGCCTTCTTGGTCATGTGTATGTGTACCACTACAACCTATTTCTTCAGCTCTATCTCTTGCTTCTTCTAAAGTGGTAAATTCATCTTTACCTACTCTCTCTTTTGGATTTTCACTAAACCTTGATATTTGTTCTAATCTGGCATTTGCTAATTCTCTTGTTGGATAGCAACCCATATTTCTTCCAGATACTTCTGCAATCACACAAAATTGATTACCTACTTTTCTTACTACTTTATCTTCAAAACTCTTTTCTTCGTTCTCTTCCATATCTTCTGTAACGACTTCTTCTGTTTGTTCTTCTGCTTCTACTGTTTCTTGTTCTGGCATCTCCATATCAGCTTGAGTTGGTATGACTGTGTTTGATACATAATAAATATCTTGACCTTCGTTAGTTGGTAGTCCTACTTGACTTCTTGCTTCTGCAATAGTTATCCAACCACCCTGTACTCCAATATTAAGTTTCTCATACATTTCTCTCTCATCAGTCTGTAATGCTCTAACTTCTGAGAAGTCATACTTTGCAGACATATTCTGATTCTCTGTATAGTCTGGTATCAATACTTGTTGTGTCAATTCTTCTGCAATCATTCTCCATAATGGTATGAGCTTTTGTTCTGTAAAGAACTCTCTAAGCTCTGATGTATTGTTATAAGTTGCTCTTTCAAGTCCAGCACCAAGTCCAGCTAAGATTGCTGGTACTCCAAGCACTGCTGATATTCTCTCTTCTGGAACTCTTCTCAATGCACCAATATCTAAATCTTTTGGCGAGAATGCTAACTTCTCTACATTCATTGAACCAGATAGAATCAGTGGCTTACCTTTGTTCTTGCCACCAACCTTCTGTTGATATGTTCTTGAAATCTGTTCTGCTTCTGTTTCTGTAAGACCATAATCATCTTTTGGTGTAATTAAGACTGATGGTACACCAGAGTTTGCAAGAAGAGCTGTTGCCATCTGACCAGCAGATTCATCTCCATAGATTTCTCTTAGAACTGTTTTAAGTGGGGAGTAACCTTTTTTATGGTCTTTTGGGTCAAGTCCTAACTTGAAGTGAACCATGTTCTCATTATCAATTACCATAGTTCCATCATCTAATTGATATTCGTATCTTGTTACTAAACTCTCTTTGTCTCCCTTTGGAGTAACTTGTTCTGGCATCAGTGGATATAATGCAACTAACTGTCCAGCTTCATTCTTCATCTTCATGAGATATGCATTACCAGAGACATGCATTGCATTAATAATGTATTGCTGTATAACATCTCCAGACATGTAAGGGTTAGGTCTACGCATCAACATTGTAAATGGGTGGTTTGCCATTATTTGTTCTTGACCTTCATCATCGGTCATCATTACTTGTAATGTTGCTTCGGAGAATGATATACCTAAAAGTTGCAGACAAGCTGTTACTGCTGAGTTTGATTCTCCATTACCAAGACCAGATAAGTTAAAATCTCCAGCAGATGAGTTCCAACCTAATATGTAAGAAGAGTTACCATACACTAAATCGTTTGGGTCATTTCTAAAAAAATTGAATCCAGTTACCCTTTTGACTTCTCTGTCATCTCTGAATCTTCTACTGCCAAAAACTATGTCTCTGAAACTTCTTCTCTCTGCCATCTAATATGCCTTTATTTGTTTCCTTCTTGCAACTTGTAACACTGCGTAAGCCAAACTATCAACTTGGTCATCATGCTCTCCAGATGGGAACTGTAATAACTCCTTCTCCAGTTCAGAATACCATAAACTATCGTTAGCAAAGAATACCATAGATGCTTCCATTTTTGCACTCAATGGCAAAGCTCTCGATAACTTATCTTTATCTGCCTTTAACTTTACTATCGGTAGAGAAGTTTGTCTGCGTATTATCTGAATAAGAGCTAATTGAAACCCAGCAGATTCTATGCCTATTTTTTCTGGTTGCCACTTATCATTGACCTTCTCAAGCAAACTTATAATCTCTGGAGCTTCTACTTTATCTCTTACGACATCAAGAACATAGATTCTATCCTTCTTGTCAATACCGATTGTTGTAGCCACTGTAAAGTCAGCAGATGTCTTAGTTGATGTTGCTAAGTCCACAGCTGTTACTATTCGTAAATCTTCTAACCTTACACTATCTACATCAGTTGTTAAATAGATAAAATCTTTGTAGTTGTCATTTTCATCAAACTCTGTTTTTTCTTCTCGATGGTAATACTGAAACCAATCTGCTTTGATTATGCCACCTACTTGGTCAACGAACTTAGCTTCATACTCTTGACTAAACAAAAAGCTACCTAGTTCTTTTTTGGCTTCTACTAACTCATTCTTATCTATTGTTGGATTATCGTAAGTAGAGAATGTCCATCTCTCCCAATCATCTTTGGTTTCTGCTTCATCATACAATCTCTTAAACCAGTTCTGTACTCCTTTTGGTGTTGATATAAATACAGCAGAACCCAGTCTATCTGATAAGGTTGGTCGCAATACTTCCTTCCATGTCTGTTCTTTTATAAATGCACATTCATCAAGCACAACTAAATCTAATCCAGCACCACGAAGTCTATCTGGTGCATCAGCTGTCTTTACAGTAACTTGACCACCATTACCAGTGTTTATTGTTTTCTCTGATTCTCTTACTTCTAATCCATAAGAATATGCAAAGTATCTTAGTTCTCTCCAACCTTCCAAAGCCATAGCGTAAGTTGGTGCAACCCACCAAGCTCTCTTACCATCTAATGCAGTAAGTATGCATAATGCAGTTCCTAGTTTTGTTTTGCCGAACCTTCTACCTGCAACAACTATCTTGAATCTTTTTTTTGATTTAGCTACTTCTAACTGAGATGCATGAAGTTCTGGTAGTTGCCACTTGACTATTTTAGTTTTAGAAGTCGTAGCCATCTCTTAACCATCTCAACATATCAGAGAACAATTCTTCAATCTGCTCTGGTGGAATCTGTGATATGAAGTATATAGCTGGTGGTGGCATTGGTATTACATACTGCACAGCTTCTTCAAATGCTTTTCTTGATTCAAGTTCAACATCATAAAGTTGTTCCATCACTATATCTACAAATTCATTATTGATTTGGTCATCAGTCATAATCATCAATGTTAGCATCATTGACTTTTTCATGCTGTTCATGTCCAACATGTCCATCATCAAGTTCATCTATGACCCCATCTGGTAAATTATTTGCAATAGTTCCATCAGCAAATTGAATAACATTTACTACATTCTCATCAGTAGATATAACTAACTTGCTAGTATCTCCAAACTGTTCTGGATATTTCTTCTCAAGAATCCACTGTAAAGCTCTTGGGTTTCTATCTTCTTCCCCAATATCTTTAATCTTCTTGACTGTATCTACTTTAAATGTAGCTTCTATTGTTGCTATCTCTTCAAACAGATTTACAAAGAACTCTTCTCCCCTATCGGCTTTTTCACGCCAGTTGTAGTAAGTTGATTGACTTATTCCAGCGTATGCACAAGCATCTACTATGTAAGAACCTTGACTGATTGCAAATAAAAGTCTGTCTTTTACTTCATCATCTAAAAACTTATTTCTTTTCTTTATGCCAAATATGTTTCTATCACTCATCTTTTATCTCAACTGGATTATACATTT